TTCAGGTCATCGTGTTCGGATAATCCGTCAAAGAATTTCGCATATCGGGCCTGTTGCTCCACGGTCATCTTCTCGCCTGCCTTCCAGCCACCACCTACGATGTAGTTCACTTTTCCGTTAACAATGGCGTTATGTTTTGAACTGCGGCGGTAGTTATCCAGCAGATAGTATGGGTACTCGTTAAACGCACCGTAAGTGATGTACTTGCCCGCTTTGTTTTCGAGCATTACAGGCACTTTGTGTTCTATCCCAAGCCACTGGGTGAAGGATTGCTTTATGCTCATAGCGTGTGGGCGGTAAAGGTGAGGGCCGAAATTGTGATGGCAGAGGCACTATCCATGGCGTTGATGTAGATGGTAAACTCGTCATTAACCGCACCTTGCAGCACCGTTTCGGTGAAGACCGCATGGCCGTTGTCGTGTTGCAGAGTGAGGTCAGCCATCGATTGTGCAATTATTGTGCTATTCTTAGCGATGTAGATTTTCACCTGATTGCCATTGCCTTGGGATAGCACCATGTTTACGGACACCCGAAGCATGGCCTGCGTAGTGCCTGTGTAGGTGATAGCCGTAGTCGTGCGGGTGAAGTTGTAGGTTGATAAAACCCCCAACTTCATTGCGGTCGTTAGCTTCACCGCCTGCCCCTGCGTTGGTGTCCAGTTGGTCGGGCTATCGAGGTAAAGATTACCCACACCACGCTCACGGTCAAGCGTTGCGGTATCGGCAAGGTCATCGAATAGTCCACCTACACGAGCGGCGGTATTCGCTCCTGCGGAGGTTTCGGTGGTTATAGTTGCGGCACTTGCCACCAACTGGCTTCGGGTTTGTACGCTCATGCGAAGGATGGGTCAAAGGTTGAATCAAAAACACCCTCATCGGTCGCCCCGAAAACGGTGTACTGGATAGAATTTGCAAAGGTGTTGTACGTCAGGGAAACTACCTGTACATACGCCAAGCCTGTTTCAACCACCGCAACGGCTGCTGCAACCGTGCTATTGGTATCGTAAACCTCATACTTATACGAGCCTGTTTCAAGCGACCCCACGGTAATCTGAAATTTGTCATAGCGGTCGGTATAGTTACTAAGGTTGGCCGATTTCAGCAGGGTGAAGTCCGTGCTTATGTTTTTGGCGATGTTGGTCAGCCGCAAGATATAGCGGTCGCCCGTGCTGGCTCGTTGCGTCCAAGTAACGGTAATCGTGTTCGTGGTGTTCGGGGATAGGTAAATCACTCTATCCCTAAATGTAGCAGCCTCTCATATTTCACAATTTGCGCCCGATGGCTCGGTAGAGTTCCGCCCTGCGCTCTGCGGTCTTGGCGATGTCGAAGCGTTCCCTCACGTCCTCGGCCAACTGCAAGGCCAAATGGCGAGCGTATCCTGGGTCGTTGATGAACTTGCGCACCGCTTTGTACCATGCGTCCTTCTTGCCGTAGGGGATGAGCAGGCCGTTCTCGCCATGAACGATTATGTCCGTATAGGGGATGGTTTCGGATGCAATGATAGCCTTGTACATCCACCCTGCCTCCACCACCTTAAGTTCGCTTTTTAGGCGGTTGAACTTGGTATCTCGCAGCGGTGCGATGGTGGCGTTGATGAAGTTGTACCCTCCCACATAGGAGTATATGTCAGCGGCTTGGATTCTGCCGTAGTTGGCGTTCTTGCCGCCACAGGATAGCATCTTCTCGTAGTCCACATAGACGGGATTCTCGTTCCATCCTCCAAGGTAAATTTTGTACTTGCCATCCAGCGACTTGTCATGGGCGAGCAAGTCAAAGGAGTTTTGAACCAAAGCGATGTCCTCCTGATGCTGCGCCCCTCCGAACCATCCAATCTTGAACAGGTGTGGGTCAGGCTCTGCACTTGCGTCAGGAATGTACTGCTGATATGCTTCGTACGGCTCATTCGGTAGGATCGTCACGGCCTTGTTCAGCAGGCGAATCTTCTGCGCCAAGTGTTCGGTAGTGGTCGTTACATGGTCAGCCAAGCGGATATGCTCCCGAATCTGCTCGTCCAACTTTGTGGTCAGGTAATGGCGGTACATGATGTGCCCCGATTCCAGTACCCAATAGTCATCCAAGTCCAAGATTACCTTCGCTCCAAACGCCGTTAGAGCCTTGTACACGCCACGAATTTGTTCGAGAGTACCTTGACACCAAAGACGATTGAAAAGCCAAATATCGACCGTCTTTAGGTCTTCATCGTTGACGTTGGCGATGTTGTCCACGCACACATAGTCAAACTCCGTGTAGTTGTCGCCAAGGTAGGCATTGGGCATTTCCAATCGGTAGAACGAGCAACCCGTTGGATGGGCGTTGTAAACGATGCAGATTCTCATGGCGTAAAGATAAAAACAAAAGGGCCACCCCTTTCGAGGTGGCCCAGTCCACTAAACCAAAGCGGGGTATGAGGCCCGCAGGTCAAAGATACTTACGAACCGCTGATTTGTTGCGCAGCGGCGGAGAATGTTGTGCTTTGGATGAGCAACATCGGGTTTGTTTCCATGCCCGACAAGGTCATCTCGTAGCCGCTCCTGTCACCGAATGCAGTGCCAGTTCCAGCAGTGCCAGCGGTAGCTTCCAATCCGTTGTCAGCACCGAGCAACCAATAGCGGCTGTTGTTGTCTTGGACGATGACAATCACACGGTTGCGAGCCAAGAGGCGCAGTTCATTGCGGACGGCAACCTGCAGCTTGTTGATGGTGAAGGTAACCTCAGGAGTGTAGAACAGGGTTCCGTTCTCTACTGATGCGTTGAGCGTTTCGGTCATGGACGAAGTGGCTTTGGTCAGGTCGTACTCGAAGAATGAGCCTGATGCGTAGCCTGTAAAGCCAGTCACCGTTCCGCTGCCGTTGGTGTTCACGGAGCCTGTGGTGTTGAAGGCTTGGACATAAATTGCTTTGATGCCGCCAATAGAATCTCGGCATCCGAGGGCGTACCCTGTAGTGAGTGAGCAGGACATAGTGTGTATCTTATTTTAAGGGATGGAACAAAATAACGGGGGGAAGTTTCCCTCCCCCCTTACACTTAGGCCAAGCGGAAGTCAACAACGAGGTCGGGATAGGCTACCTGCACACCTACTTTGAAGGCGGCTTGGAAGCGGACTTCATCGTTGTCCTTGGAGTACCACAAGGAGAAGTTTTCCTCATCGGAGAGCAAGTCGGTTCCGTAGAAGAAGTTCCCAAGGTAGGAGCAGACGATGCGGTTTGTGCCAGTCAAGCCTGGAACAGCAACCACACGGACGTTTGTGCCAGGGTAGATGATGTCGCCATCGGCAAGACCCTGCAAATCCACTTGGTTGTACATGACACCCGTGTTGGCTTTGAACGCTCCAATCAAGGTGCGGAAGTTATTCCAACCGCAGAAGATTATGAGGTCATTGCGGGTCAAGATGGCCTGCGGGATTTGGTTGTAGATGTTGTCAAATACGCTGATGACGTTGCTGGTTGTGATTGAAGAAACAGCACCAGTGTTGCCTGATACGGTTGAACCCGATGCAGCGTTGAGGATGGTCAACAAACCTGTGACCAAGGTAGAACCTGACCAGATTGCGTTCTCCAAAGCCTCGGCGATGCGAAGGGCTTTCTGCTCGGCAAAGGCTTGCTCAAAAGGAACGCCATCGTAGGTTGAGCCTTGGGTCAACTGCGACTGCATCCAGTATTGCTCCAAGGAACGAGGGCAAAGAGCCTCTTGGATTTTGATGGGTGCAACGGTGATGTTGCGCTGTGTGAAGGTTGTGGTTCCTGATGCAGTCCATCCGCAAGCAGTACCAGCGGCAAGTGCAGCATCGGTGTCCATCAAGTTCAGGGCAGCGGCTGATTTGATACCTACCTGCTTGGTGAACAGGGCGGCAGTACGGGCCGAGAATACGGCCTTGGTGATGAGCGGCAACCTTTGCTGCTCGGTGTAAGCGGTTAGTGTTCCAAGAGAGAATGACATGGCTTTTTGTTTTGGGGGTTAAGGGTTAATTGGATTTTTTGAGGGTCTGTATTGCTTGTGCGAGTGAATTGAAGTTCTGCGATGCAGCGGCTTTGCGTTGCTCCACGATTGCGGATGCAGTAGGCTTGGGGGCTTCGCTTGGGAGTTCGGCAACCTTCTCGACAATGTCGGTCATGGTTTCCATTTGGCTTGCAAAGGCGGCCATTTTCTCCTTCATGCTTCCAAGTTCAGCATAGGCGGCTTTGAGTTCCTCCATGATGCTGACGAGGTGCTTCTTGACGATTTCCTCAACCATTGCAGGGTCAAGGGTTGGGTAGCCTTCCTTCACTTCTTCCACGATTTCAACGGCGGTGTCGGGTGCGATTTCAGCAGCAACGGCGACTTCCTCGGCAGGTGCTGGGGCTTCGGCCACAACCACTTCGGTGATTTTGCCGCCTTCGGTCTT